GCGCGAGACGCGCCTTCGCGAAACTAGGGTGTTTGTCATGATCCAAAATGACCTGCAGAATCTTGCGCACCCAATCACCGAACTACAGCTACTCCCTGGCAATCCAAGGCGAGGAGACATCGAGGCTGTGAAGCGAAGCCTTGAAGCGTTCGGGCAACGCAAACCAATTGTTGTGCGTCGATCAGACAGCGTTGTCATTGCAGGTAACCACACCTTGCAGGCTGCGCAGGCTTTGGGTTGGGATGAGATTGCTGTCGTCTGGGTTGATGATGACGAGGTCACGTCGAAGGCGTTTGCTTTGGCCGATAATCGGACAGCCGAGTTGGGTGACTATGACGAGGAGGCGTTGGCTGATCTGATCAACGATGTTGGTTCGTTGAACCCTGGTCTGCTGGAGTCATCGGGTTGGGATGATAAGGCTGTGCAGGAATTGTTGGATCGTGTCGAGCAGATTGAGTTGCCAACTGATGTTGATGAGGTACCAGAGGATGTTCCTGCTGTATCCAAGTTGGGTGACGTGTGGTTGTTAGGCAATCATCGAGTTATGTGTGCAAACTCTTTAGAAATTGAATTGCCAAAATGCGATGCAATAATCTCAGACCCTCCATACGGAATGAAGGTTGATGTGTCTTGGTATGGCGGTGAGACTGGTGCAAGCCTTGGAAAGAAACGAGTTGTCAAATCAAAACATCAGCACAAAGGCAAACTTGACTGGGATCAAGACGAGTTTGATCCCTCAAGATTTGTTGAACACTCAAAGATAGTTGCGATGTTTGGTGCAAACTATTTTTGTCATCTGTTACCAGAACCAGGAACTTGGTGGGTATGGGACAAGAGGACAACTGGGAGTGGAGAAGTTCAGGATGCATACGGAATGCCATTTGAGTTGATTTGGATAAAGGGTAAGCATGCCCACAAAATGATTCGTCATCTTTGGGCTGGATTTACGAGGAAGGCAGAACTGGCAGATAAGGACAGGTTGCATCCAACTCAAAAACCGATAGCGGTAATGCGTGAACTTGTTGAATATCTTACAAAAAATAATGAGATTATTTTGGATCCGTTTGGTGGTTCAGGTAGCACTTTGATTGCTGCTGAGGAAACTAATCGTGTGGCATATCTGATGGAACTTGATCCACAGTATGTTGATGTGATCTGCGCTCGATACCAGAAGCAAACTGGTGTATTGCCAGTGTTGGAATCATCTGGGAAGGTTCACGACTTCCTCAATGCCTAAACCTGTTGGTCGTCCTCCTAAGCCTGTGGAGCAGAAGCGTCGTGCCGGTAATCCTGGTCATCGTCCGTTGCCTGATGTGGTTATCCCCATCCCCACATCATCAACACCACCTGAACCTCATCGTCCGTTGGGTACAGCAGGTCGCCAGTTTTGGGAGCGTGTGTGGAATGTTGGTTTCACTTGGATCAGCCCACAGATGGATGTCGAGTTGTTGCAGATTGTGTCTGAGCAGATTGATGAACGAGCTGCGTTGCGTGTGAAGGTTTTGCGTGAGGGTGATTGGCGTGATCGTACTGCGCTTCGTGCGTTGGATTCTCAGGTGCTAGATTGTTTGTCCCTGCTGGGTTTCACTCCTGTTGATCGTGCTCGGCTTGGCTTCGTGGAGGTGAAGATTCAAAATGAACTTGAACAATTCCGTGACCGTAAAGCAAACAGGTTTGCCAACATGGTCAACTCCGAGGTTGTATCCGACTTCTGATGGCGATCTAGTCACCGATTTCGCTGAGACGTTCTTGCATGTGAGCAAGGGTGTGTTGGCTGGGGAGGGGCTGAGGTTGACTAACTGGCAGTCAAGTTTGTTGAATTCTTTGTATGAGCGCAGGGCTGATGGGATGCTTCGGTACCGTCGAAGCCTTATCGGACTAGCTCGTAAGAATGGTAAATCGCTCCTTGGTTCTGTCTGTGCGTTGTATGGGTTGATCGAGGGCGAGCCTGGCGCTGAGGTGTATTCGGCTGCTGGTGACAGGATGCAGGCACGGATTGTGTTTAACGAGGCAAAGTGGCAGATCAGTCAGTCGGCTGCGTTGTCTGGGATTTGTAAGGTGTATCGAGATGTGGTTGAGGTTCCTTCCACCGGTGCGATCTACCGTGTTCTTTCTGCTGACGCAAAACTTCAACAGGGTCTAAACCCGAGCACAGTGATATTTGATGAGGTTCACGTACAACCCAATCATGATCTTTGGGATGCGCTTTCGTTAGGTATGGGCGCAAGAAAAGATCCTCACATCATCGGTATCACCACCGCAGGGTTTGATCCTGATTCGTTGTGTGGTCGTCTTTACAACTATGGCAAGCGTGTCATTGCTGGCGACCAGGATGATGAACGGTTTGGTTTCTTTTGGTGGGAAGCACCAGAAGGTTGTGCTGTGTCGGATCGTGATGCTTGGGCTGCAGCTAATCCAAACCTGGCTGAAGGTTTACTTGACATCGAGGATATGGAAGTGTCGATGAACCAGACGGCTGAGGTTGCGTATCGCAGATACAGGTTGAATCAATGGGTTCGCACAGATGGCGAGTCTTGGTTGCCTGCTGGTGCTTGGGAGTTATGCCGTTCAGATATGGAACTCAAACCTGATCTACCAACTTTCGTTGGTGTGGATATGGCATTGAAACATGACTCTATAGCGGTTGTTATTGCACAGCCTCAAGATGGTCGTGTTGTTGTTCGATCAAAGATTTGGCATCCAGACGCTAACGCAATGGATGTGTCTGCTGTTGAACAGTACATTCGTGACATCAACACCAAATACAACGTGGTTGAGAACGCTTATGACCCTGCGTTCTTTCAGCGTTCGGCTGAAGTGTTATCGGAGAATCATGTGATGGTGGAGTTCCCTCAGTCGGCTGCACGAATGATCCCAGCGTGTGGCAACTTGTATGAACTGATTGTCAATCAGGTCATCGCTCACGATGGTGATCCGATGTTTGCTGATCAGATCATGTCGGCTGCGCAACGACAAACCGAGTCAGGTTGGCGACTCTCCAAAGGTAAGTCGAAACGCAAGATTGACGCTGCGATTGCGTTGGCAATCGCATCAGATCGAGCAACATCCAAACAGGAAGTCGCACCCGTACCTGGTTTCTTTGTAGTCTAGGAACATGACAATCTTCCTGCTAGAACTTCTCGCTGTTTCACTTATCGGATTTGGGGTATTCTTGTTGTCGGTACCCATCGGCCTGATTTGCATCGGGTTCATAGTTCTATTGTTCGCATTCGCTTATGAGCGTGGGCAGAGGAAGGTCAAAAAGTAAATGTTGTCACGACTTCTGAACCAAGGCATCGAGGAACGAGCAGTCTCATTCCAATCATTGTTTGCATTGGGCGACGGCTACTCAATGACCACGAACGCTGGAACGGTAGTCACACAAATAGATTCACTCAAAATTGAAGCGGTGTACGCATGTGTGCGACTCATCTCCGATTCAATTTCAACTTTGCCTGTTGATACTTACATTCGTGTAGGAGCAGAACGCAAAGCGTATCGTCCTCGACCATTGTGGCTTGACATGCCAGAGTCCGGTGTCACCCGTACCGAACACTTCCAACAAGTGTTGGTGTCGTTGCTGTTGAACGGCAACTCGTTCACTCGTATTGTGCGTGACGATCAAGGTGTTGCTGCGCTGGTCGTGTTGAATCCTGAGCGTGTTGAATGCTCCCGTGATCGTGAGACACGCCGACCAATCTTCATCTACGAACAACGTGACATCATCCAATCCGAAGACATGATTCACATCACCGAGATGCGTTTGCCAGGTGAGATGCGTGGCCGTTCCAAGATTGACCTCATCAAAGAGAACCTCGGTCTTGCCAAAGCATTAGAAGAGTTCGCTGCACGATTCTTCGGTCAAGGCTCATCGGCATCAGGCATCATCGAGTTCCCAGGCAACCTGACACGTGAGCAAGCCAAAGATTTAGTCAACGGATTTGAAGAAGGTCACAAAGGTTTGCGCCGGTCACATCGACCAGGCATCTTGTTCGGTGGAGCGAAGTTCACCAAAACAACCGTTGACAACGACTCTGCACAATTCTTAGAATCACGCCGATTTGCCATCGAAGAGATTGGTCGCATCTTCCGATGCCCACCATCAATGCTCGGTGTCACAACAGCTGGAGCGATGTCGTATGCGTCAGTTGAACAGAACGGCATCCACTTCGTTCAACACACACTGCGTCCATACATCTCCAAGATTGAAGATGGATACCAGAAGTTGTTGGACAGTCGAGCATTCTTGAAGTTCAACGTGGACGGTCTATTGCGTGGCGATCAAGCCTCACGATATGCAGCGTTCTCCACAGGTCTGCAATCAGGGTTCTTGTCAATCAATGACATCCACCGCATTGAGGACATGGCTCCGACTGAGGGTGGGGATGTGTATCGGGTGCCTTTGGCGAACGTGGATATTGCTGCTGCGAATCTGTCTGAGTTGGATCGTAAGTCTGTTATCGCTCAGCGTTTGATTCTGTCTGGATTTGATCCTGCTGAGGTGATGAAGGCGTTGGAGTTGCCAAAGATTGCGCACACTGGTGTTCCTTCGACACAGTTGCAGGCGTTGTCAACAATCAATCCTGCTGATCCTGCTTCGGTGTATGAGGTGAAGTCGCAGGATATGAGTATCAATATGCCTGAAGTGGTGGTGAACTATACGCCTCCGGCTGTGAATGTTCCTGCACCGATTATCAATGTTCCTGAGACTGTGGTTCGTGTCAACATCCCAGAGTCAAAGCCAACGATCCGCACGGTTGAGCGTGACGCTGATGGACGTATCTTGACGATCACTGAAAGGGTTGAAGACTAATGGCACATGGAATTGGCGCATACTTGGGCAATGCTTGGATGAATGCGTTGGGGAATGCCACATCGTTCTCGGTAACGATGCCGTATGTGAAGTTGCATGTCGGTGATCCCGGTGCTGCTGGTACAGCGAACCCTGCTGTAGAAACAACACGTAAAGCAATTTCGTTTGGTGCTTCGACTTCAGGCGCATTGGCTTCTGATGCAGATATCAGTTGGACTAATATCGCAGGGTCTGAAGATGCAACACACTTCACGGTTTGGGATGCGTTGACAGCAGGGAACTTCTTGTTCTCTGGCACAATCACTGCGAACCCGTACACGGCTGGTGATACATACACGATCAGTTCAGGCAACCTCACCGTCTCTTTGACGCTCGCATCGTAGGTTTGTGATGGCCGTTCAACGGTTCGTCCTTGACTCAACCACACTCGACAACGCAGGCTTCGGTCTTGACGGTGGTGCAGCGTTTCTTCTTGACACCTCAACACTCAATAGCACCGCAGTCCTTGATGGCGGTCAATTCCTAACTGTTGCCACAGGTACATCGTCGCTCGGTAGCACAAGTGCTACAGCATCAGCAACAGTCAAACATTCTGCATCAGCATCCTCATCGTTGGGTGCTGGTACTAATACGGCCACAGCAACCGTTGTGGTGCCTGCTGTTGGCACTATCGGCTTGGGTGGGTTGGATGCGTCAGCTCAAGCCAAAGCGAAGAAGTCTGTGTCAGCGAACGCTGATCTGGGTGGCTTGGATGCTTCTGCCACGTCACGTGACATCAAGAGCGCAAGGTTCGATGCTGACCTAGGCAATGTTGTTGGTTCGGCCACAGCACAATCAACTCCACCTGAACCGCCACCTGTTGACGATGGTGTTGGTTATCAGCAACCGTATCGACAAAAGCCATTGAAGAAGCAGGTCAAACCTGTTGAGATACCGATACAGATTGAAGTCATTCCTGAACCTGCAATCATTGTTGCTCAAGGTATGTCAAGGCTTGGTGGGGTTGACTGTCTAGCATTGGGGTCAATCACGTTCTCCACGCTTGATGATGATGCTGAAGTATTGTTGTTGGTCTGATGCCTTATTTCATTACGGACAAAGCGGAGAGCTGCGCAGGTTGGGCAACCATCAAGGAAGATGGAACTGTTATCGGTTGCCATCAAACAAAACAAGATGCAGTTGATCAGATGGTTGCTGTGTCGTTAGCTGAAGATATGTCTCCTGGTGGAGAACGCAACTCTCAATCCGATGAAGTCATCATTGTTGACATTGATGGAACGCTGATTGCTGGTGGTTCAGGTATCCAAAAGAATGTGGATTATGTGAACTCGTTGTATCCCGATTATTACATCTACATTGTAACGGGTCGCCCAGAATCAGATCAAGAGAAAACAATGCAAGAGTTGGCTGATGCTGGTGTTCAATTCAACGACATCCAATTCAATGAGGATATGAGTGTTTCAACACCCGAATACAAGAAGCAAACTGCTGCTGACATCCTTGAAGAGAACCCTGTCAAGTTGGCGATTGACAATGATCCTGCTGCTCGACGTGCCTATGCCTCATTAGGGATCGCAACTTTAGACCCGAAAACAATCAAGATGGGTGACATGCCCTCTATTCGTCAAGTGTCTTTGGATGTGCCTGCATATATTCGTTCGGCTGCTCGCAAAGGTTTGGACTATTACGGTCAAGGTTTGGCTGGTGATGGATTGGTTGATCGCACTGTCCGTGAAGCGAGAGATATGGCCAGAGGCAATATCAGTGAAGATAAGGTCATTCGAGCGAACGCTTGGGGTGCAAGACATCTTGTGGACTTGGACGCAACAAAGAACTCAAATCCTGATGACAAAGAGTTCCCTGGTGCCGGTGCAGTTGCGTTCTATCTGTGGGGCATCAATCCATTAGACCCTGAACCTGCGATGAATTGGTTTGCTTCAAAGGCTGAAGCAATCAAAACTGACAACACAGGCAATGCAAGAGGCACTATTGTGGCAGATATGGAACGGCGTGACCTGAACGAAAACTTTATGTGGACGGCTCATCAGCAAGCTCTCTATTCCGAACTTGAAGACATCGCAGAAACATTCGGTCAATTTGATCAAACATCAGGTGGCGATGGTGCGCATTACTTCACAGATAACCCATTCAAAGCGGAAGGATTGATGTGCGCTAATTGTGCATTCTACAACGGTGCGCAAGGATGCGAACTCGTATCAGGAGTCATCCTTCCAGAAGCATTGTGCAAGTTCTGGATCATTCCAACAGACCTCATCCAAAGTCGTTCGGTTCCATTGAACATACATCGACGACGACTCAATCTGCTCGCAGACATCTAATCAACAAGTTTGGTACGATATTCACATGGAAGAAAAGGTTGAAACCCGTCGCATTACTTCAAACGACTTTGAACTTCGTGCCGATCCAAAAGGCGATGGCATGTCATTCACAGGGTATGCAGCAGTATTCAACTCACCATCAGAACCACTACCGTTCATTGAACGCATTGCTCCTGGTGCATTCGCCAAAAGTTTGAAGTCACGCAACAACGTGCGCATGTATATGAACCACGATTCGAGCATGCTTCTCGCCACCAGCCGTGCCAAAACATTGCGACTGTCAGAAGATTCTAAAGGATTATTGGTTGACGCTTCGCTACCTGACACCAGTGTTGGTCGTGACTTGTCGGTATTGATGAAACGTGGCGATGTGTCCTCAATGTCGTTCGGGTTCTCAGTTCCTTCTGGTGGAGATGTCTGGTCGGAAGATGGCATGTCTCGTGAGCTTCGACAGATCAAACTTTATGAGGTCAGCGTTGTCACAGGATTCCCTGCCTATCAAGCAACATCTGCCTCAGTCAGATCATTTGATGCTCTTGCTGTTCGTACCGGATTGGACGCAGATCATCTTGCTGCTGCAATCACGAACCTTGAAGCAGGTCAAACCTTGTCACAAGATCATGCGATGTTGCTTCGTGAAACTGTTGCCAAACTTGAGCCGGCACCACAGGTTGCACCAGCATCCGTTGGCATCATGGCCAAGCACCTTGACTTGTTGAATAAAATTATCTAGCATTTCATCACTGCATCGATTAGCGGAGCCGCTGCGATGTTGCTGATTGCGGAGCCGCATCAGGTTGAGAAGTAGTACCTCCCTGCGTATCCCCCAATTCATCAACTATCGAAAGCAGAAAAAACCATGAAAGAATATCTAGACCGTCAAGTTGAAGTTCGTCAACGTGCATGGGACGAAGCCAAGTCAATCTTGGACAAAGCCTCAGCAGAGAAGCGTGACCTCACCGCCGAAGAAACACAAACCTATGATCGCATCAACAAAGAACTTGATGAGCGAGCATTGACCATCAAGAAGCTTCGTGAAGATGAAGCCCGTGAACTTCGCATGGATGCAGCAACTCGTGAGATTGCTGATCAAGTCCGTCCAAACAACTCGGTTCCAACTCCAGTAGTTGATGACGCACAAATCATGCGTTCGTTGGCTAAGGGCGAGATTCGCAGCGCATCGTTCGAGAAGCGTGACGTTCTCAAGTCCTCAACTGGTTCACCAGTCCCAACATCGTTCTACGATCAAGTGATCACACTTGCCCGTTTGGCAGCTCCAGTTCTTCAAACATCAACGGTGTTGAACACCAATGGTGGCGAGAACTTGCAGATTCCATCGCAAGCGCAGTATTCAACGGCAGCAATCGTTGGCGAATCAACTGCAATCGCAGAATCCGATCCAATCTTCAACAGCTTCGTCACTCTCGGTGCATACAAGTACTCGTTCCTTGTACAGGTCTCCCGTGAAATGATCGAAGACGCAGGCGTGGACATCCTCAGTTTCATTGCAAGCCAGGCTGGAGCCGAACTTGGCTACCGTGTTGGTGCAGCATTGACCACAGGTTCAGGAACCAACCAGCCAAAGGGCATCGTCACAGCATCATCTGTTGGCGGTACCGCAGCAGGCACAGCAGTCCTCGCAGGAAACGACCTCATCAACCTGTACTACAGCCTTGATGGCGCAGCTCGTCAACTCGGTGCTGGTTGGATGATGAACGGAAAGACAATCGGCGCAGTGCGCTCGATCAAGTCCACCGACGGCATCTACCTCTTCAGCCCATCGTTGGCTGTTGATGTTCCAGACACATTGTTGGGTCGTCAAATCTTTGAGAACCCATCAATGGCCGATCTTGCTACAACCAGCAAGAGCGTCATCGTTGGACACCTTCCTTCGTTCTACGTGCGACAAGTTGGTGGAATCAGGATTGATGTTTCGGATGACTACGCATTCAACGCAGATCTTCGGACGTTCCGCTGCACATTCAGGGTTGACTCCAATTTGCCACAATCCAGCCATATCAAGCATCTCCTCCAGCCGTAAGGCTGAGGGGCTTGTTCCCTTACATCCCATAATTCCCCTAGGCTTAGGGTCGGTACGAACACGCAGGGCGTACCGACCCTATTTCTATTCCCCCTGCGATCTGCGAAGGAGAAGGAAGTGAAAGATGCTCGTACTAGTCCGAGGCACACCGGTAGAACTACCACCCCAGGAAGCGCAGTTGTTAGTCCGAATGGGCGTGGCACAATACTTGGAAGTAGCAGACTTGCCAATAGAGACTCGTTACGAATCCTCTGGTATTCCAACGCCCCCTTCACCAACAGTGGATACGGTCAGCAAACGGCGCAAGTCATCCCAAGGTTCATCAAAGAAGGTCACGAAGTAGCAATCCACGCAATGTATGGCCTTGAAGGGTCAACATCAATGTGGAATGGAATCAAAATATATCCAAGGGGTTCTGCACCATATTCGGATGACATCACTGTTGCGCATTGGATGGATTGGGCAAACGGCAATAAGAACTTGCCACCGATCTTGATGACATTGTTTGATGTCTGGGTGTTGCAGTCAAAGTCTTTTGATCTGTGTCCGAACATTGCTTCTTGGGTTCCGATTGATCATTCTCCTTGTCCACCTGATGTGTTGGCTTGGTGCGCTCGACCTAATGTGAAACCGATTGCGATGTCAAAGTTTGGTGCATCAATGTTGGATCAGGCAAACATTGAGAACTTGTATGTGCCTCACGCTATTGAGTCAACATTCAAACCTGGCAGAACATACACGAACGGTCAAACACAGGTGACAGGTCGAGAGATTATGGACATCCCTGAAGACAAGTTTGTTGTGATGATGAACGCAGCCAACAAAGGCACGAATCCTTCTCGTAAGTCGTTCGCTGAGAATGTGTTGGCGTTTGCTGTGTTTGCTAAGACGCATCCTGATGCAGTGTTGTTTCTTCACACGGAACGTGATGGTGCGCAGGGTGGAATCAATTTGCCTGCATTGATGGAAGCGTCAGGTCTGGAATCTGAGCAGTACAAGTTTGTTGATCAGTATGCGTATCGGGCTGGGTTTCCTCAAGGGATGTTGGCTGCAATGTATTCAAGTGCTGATGTGTTGCTTGCTTGTTCTATGGGTGAAGGGTTTGGGTTGGCTGTGATTGAGGCTCAGGCTTGTGGTGTTCCCGTGATTGTGTCTGACTATACGGCTCAACCTGAGTTGGTTGGTTCGGGTTGGAAGGTTGAGGTGCAACCGTTCTGGGATGCAGCTCAACGGGCATGGTTCTGCACCCCTCAGATACCTAGCATCGTGGATGCCTTGAGAGAGGCGTACAACGCTCCTAGAGGCGTGGATCAGGTGGCTGTGGACTTTGCTAAGGCATATCAGGCTGATGCTGTGTATGAGGCTTATTGGAAGCCTGTGATGAAGGGATTGTCTGAATGGTGCCGGTCATCATCATCCCAGTCCTAAACCGATATGACTTGATGGAACGAGCGATCCGTTCGATTGATTACCCTGTTGAACGGCTCATCATCATTGACAATGGTGATGGTTATGACCCTGACATGCTGGCTTGGACTGCGCCTTGGCAACATATTCAGAACTGGTATTTGTGGCGTATGCCAACGAACCTTGGTGTGGCACCATCTTGGAATCTTGGTATCAAGGCGACACCTCATGCGGAGGGATGGTTGTTGTTGAACTCGGACGCATACTTTGAACCAGGTCAATTAGAGAAGTTCTTTGCTGATTGTGTTGACGATGTTGTTGTCAAGACGGAACGGAGTTGGTCATGTGTTTGGATTGGGCAGGGTGTTGTTAGCAAGATTGGTCTGTTCTCAGAGTGTTATGTTCCTGCATATTTTGAGGACAACGACTATGAGCAACGTGCGAAAGCATTCAACATTCCTGTCATCGTTTCAGATGTTTTGGTGGGGCATGACAATTCTTCAACGCTCAAAGCGAATCCTATGTTTGGGGAGAAGAACCAGCGCAGTTTCGCAGACAACAGCAATCTCCACGATATGCGTTGGCGGTCAGGAATACCTGATGCAGGGGCTTGGGATTTGGATCGACGACGAACACTTGGTTGGGATTGATGGACAGACCGTACATGATTTGGTCTCCTGAATGGCGACATGTCTCTGGTGGTATTCGGGTGCTGCATGTTTTGGGTGA